TCACCGGATCGCATCATGACCGCTGAGTTTGCATCGGACTGAGCAAACCACATGGAGGGCGTCATCGCGGCAGCGCCCGTCGATGCGGTCTCGGCATATGCGCCAACAGGGGTTGTGCCGGGCATTTTTTATTCTCCACTCAGATTCATGGTGACCGTGCCGCCGACGCTCGACCCGGTGTGATCCCAGACGTTGACCATGCAGTTCGTCGCGGTGACGGCCGAGGCCGTCGCGTAAACCGCGCTGCCGCTGATGGCGGTCGGGATGACGGCAGGAGGCAGATGGAACGGTTGGGTGAACATCACCGTCGTTCCGCCGGCAGCGATCGTGGCTGTCTGGCTGTAAACGGTGGGTGGTGTTCCCGTATCGATAATCGGTTCGAATTCATTGATGTAGGAGACGCTGCCGGCTGTGATCCCTGTGTAGGTGATCTGGGCGCGCAGATAACGGAACGTGGCGGAGGCAATCGTCCAGGCCGTGAAGGTGTTCGGATCGGCAGCGCCGGTCAGCCACATATCGACAGACGGGCTGATGGCCGGCGTGCCCGCCTGACCCGGGTTCAGCCCTGATCCGAATGTGCAATGGACGCGGTTGTCAGCGTCGTATCCGGTGTCAATTACAGGCGCCGTATAGCTGGCCGTGCTAACCGGCGTTGGCTGGAAACCATTCGCCCAGACACTCCAGGAGGACATGTAAGACGGCATCGTTTGCTGATCGTCCGGCACCAGAACGCCCGTGTAATGGCGTATGAACCCGGTCAGCGTGCCGTTCCACAGCGGTGCCTGTTCGACCTCGGCGATCACCTCATCCTGCGCGGTCACTGTCAGCGTCGCCGTGGCGATCGACGCCGACCTCTGGCCGGCGATGTCGCGGGCAACGATGCCGAACACCCACGCGCCGTTCGGCACATCAGCGTTGGTCATTTCCGTGCCCGACCCGGCTTCGGTCAGCATCAAGAACGACGACCAGGTGGTCGTTCCGACCGGCGCATAGCCAATGTCGTAGCCGCGCAGGGCGAAGTCAGAAACAGCGTCCCAGGTGAACGAGACGAGGTTATTGAACTCCTTGACGCCGAACCCCGTGACGGTCGAAGGCGGCGGCGGTGCCGTCAATATGAGGCTCGTCGCCGTAACGTCCGCAAGGCCCTGTTCCGCACCACCGTAGATGTTGAACGCGGTCAGCTTGACGAACAACGGCTTGCCGATCTGATCAACCGAATACGGATACTTGAACACCTGCGAATCAAGCCGGGCGAACGCCGCCCCGGCCGCATGCGGGCCGTTGACCGTGCCATACAGGCCACGCCGGATGTAGGTATCCAGCGTGTAATGGTGCTGGCTGGTCAAAGTCGCATCTGAATAAGCGATCAGTTCACCGTCGAGCCAGCACAGGGTGTTCGCGTTATCCGCGTCCGTCTGCGTCCCCGAGAGCAGTTGCGCATCCGACGATGATAGATCGACTGGAATCACAACAAGGGTATCCGGGTCCGGCGTCGCGGCGATGGGGGCGGTGATCATGCCCTGGCGTCCAGGCCCCACAATACGGCCTGCATTCAGGTACGTGTTGCCGTCGCCGCTGATCCAAATATCACAGCCACCCCAGCCGGCCGGGCCGCTCGCGACCAGCCAGATCTCGAGACCGCCATTGTCCGCGATTTGTACCGGGGCCGCGAAGACGATCGGCGGGTTCGTGGCTGGCGGCGCAATGTTGTAATTCTGGACAAAACCGCCGCTCGGTTGCAGGCCGTGCGCCGGGATCGCGCTGCAAGCGCCCAGATATTCCTCGGCCAGCATGGTCAGGCTGCCGTCCGCGTTCTCGGTGATTTCCTTGATCAGGACCGGCTGATTGACCAGGCCGAGCGCGATGTCCGTGATCTCCACCAGATCCATAGGTTCGAGCACGATGTATCGTTGGTCGAGGGTGAAAGTGAAATTCCGGGTGACCGCCTGGCGCCGAAGCTGAAGATTGGCTGCCATGACGGCCGGTGCGGCGGTGCAAAAGAAGTGCATCGCCTTTGTGGACGACGGCCGCACACCATAGGTGATGATGGCCGCATCATCGGGCGCTTCGACGATTTTCGGATTGTAGGCGTTGCTGGTCAGCACACCGGTATCAGGATCGATATAAGTGGCGCCCCGATCGAGGTATTCGACTTTGATGTCGTTCAGCGCGTCGGATTGGCGCAGGATGGTCACCAGCACCGGATCTTCGCTGGTGTAGGACGATGTGCCAGAGGACGATCCGCCCTGGTTCTTCATGAAATCATCGTCTGTCAGGCTGAACAGCGGCGTCGCGGGCGGCGTATAGCTGTAGCCATTGCCGGAAATGGCGCCGGCATCCCCATAGGGAACGATCGTCAGAAGCCCGGACGACCACACGAATTCACTGTTGGTGGCGTCGAGTAAATCGGCAAAGTAACTGTTGGCCGCGACCTGACTGACCACCGCGTCGGAAATCACCAGGCCGGCCGCCAGACACATCGACTGATAGACCGCCAGGCTACCCAGCGCGGCAGACGGAAAGCCTAAGCCGTTATGGGGGTTGGTCAGCCGATCGACGACCCACAGGCTGGGATCGGCGTCCGGCTGCCCGGCGATCGCGCCATTGATCGCGAACAGGACCTCGTAATTGACGTTGGGCAGGGCTGGGGAACCGCCGAGGTCGAACGGCGCGGCGGCGACATAACACAGGCCGCGATAGGACAAAGCCTGCGCGGGCAGATTTGATTCAAGCTGAGGCCATGGTGATTGGTCGTAATCGCCCAGATACGGAACCAAATTGAGCGATGCCAGCGTTGACGCCGTGCTGCCGTTCCATGCCTGGAGCACACCCGCGACCGGCCCCTCACACAGTCCGACCGCGAGCCAGGCGCTGTAGTCGTAAGAGCCGCCGCCCTTGCCGCCCTTGCCACCGCCACCACCGCCCTTGCCGCCCGATTTGCCGCCGCCATTGGCCGGTTTAGAGGAAAAATACCCGTACCAGATCAGGTTGCCCGACAGACGGCATTGGCCGCAGCCGACCGGCACCGGCTTACCCTCCACCGACGTTTGCACCCGCATCGCCACGGATGGCGGTGTCGGCTTCGATGCGGACCCGCCGCCCAGGATGCTCATGGCATAGCCACCGGAGCGATCGGACCAGGCCAAAGGGTAAAGAAACGCACAGGACGCGGCCGTCCGGTATTCTCGTGTGCGTGCCGGCCCTTGGTGCCATCGGCTTTGATGACGCACCGCGCGTCCAGGTCCGAATGCACGATCGCCGGCCATGGCCCTGTCACGATCGCGGCGTGGGCAAAGGCGTGACCGATCTTGTAAGACACCACGTCGCCGGGTTGCGGAGGGCCTGGAAATTCGACCGCGCGCGACAGGATGGTTTCGACGAAGCGTTCATCACCTTCGGCGCAGTGCAGATGCCAATCCTGCGGGTAATGCGGTGGGGTGACGCGCTCGATGACGCCGGCCCGCTCATAGACCTCCGCCAGGAAGAGTGCACAATCGACACCGCCCTTGCGTCCCTTGATCCTGGCGCGGGCGTGATACGGCGTGCCGATCCAGGACAGGGCCTCGGCCACGACGGCGGCGCGCTGGGCGGCTTCATCCGTCATGCGGCGGTTTCCGGCGCGGGGATGAACATTTCGGCCTTGATATTCGCGCGGTTGCCGAACAGGTCACACGTCGCAAGCTGCCTGTCGCACCCCGGCCAGGCGGTGAATGTATCGCCGGCCGCGACCGTGAACGGCAGCGGATTGACCAGGGTGAAATTCAGGCCGTCCCAGGATCGAACCGACCGGGTGAAGCCCGTGTTCAGACCCGATGTCATGGCAATCCGGCCCAGCGTGTAAGTCCCGGACCCGGCCGGCGCAGCGACAGCGGATTGCAATTTATAACGCGTTGATCCGGCAACGGCTGCGGTGGTGACCGCATAGGTGGCCGCTGAAAGGGTACAGCCGGCGTCGAACAATTTATTCTTGCACCCGGCCTGAAACAGGTTCCCGGGCATCTGGACGTTCAGCAGTTCCAGGTGGCTGTTGATCGTGATGCAGGCGCCCGAGCGTCCAAGGTCCACCTCAGCCACCCGGCCGGCGAAGAGGCGCAGCACACCCACCGGCTGAAGCGGAACCGGCATAGGCAACGTGTATGTATTGCCCCCTGAATTGACCGTTACTGTCATCGGCAGCGCAAAATAGGCCCGGTCCACCTTGGCGGTCGCGCCACTCAGCGCGCCGGCCGCCGCCGCGGCGAGCCAGGGCACCGATCCGATCAGATCAGGATAGGCCGCGCCGGTCAGATCATCGACGGGACGCGGGTAAAACACCGCCTGCCAGGTATCGACGTCGAGGCCCACCTTGGCATGAAACAGCGCATTCTTCTGACCGGCCGGTTCAATCCGCACGCCATCGGCCGCCCACACTGTGCCGCCGTAGCCGATCGTCCGGTCGCACGTCGTGTAGCGCAGCACCGGCCCTTGCACGCAGGTGATCGTGTAAAGGTCGTAATAAGCGAAGATCCGCTCGGTTGGCCCGGCGGAAAACAGCAGCGCCATCAGGGCGCCCGGGGATGCTTCCCAGATCGGTGATTTCATGGGCGCTACAGCTTTTTTGAGGTGAAAGAGAGCTTCCCCAGCTCCAGCAGCTTCGGCATCGACATCGAGAATTCCGCCGTGTCCTCATCCAGCCGGCACAGCCAGTTGAACGACCCCGACCAGGTCAGCAGGGCGCCCGCGGCGGGCGGTGCGGTGAAGGTAATCACGCCGACATTGCTAACCGTGAAGGCGGCTGTCGCGACGCCTGCGACAGATATCACAGGGACGCCTGCAGGCGACTGGATCAGTTCCGCATAGCCGCCCATGGCCCGCACAAGCTGGAAGGCGGCCGTCGTGCCATCACCCAGACCAAAGACCTGCGCGGTCACCGCGTTATCGATGGAATCAGTGTAGTAAAACGGCAGCGCTCCGCCATTCAGGGTATTGATGAAACCCAATAGCGTCTGGAATTCATTGTAAGAAGCTGCCGCCCGCAAAGTGGTGAACGGGACGCTCCATTGGTATTTCGGGAATGTCCATGCCGGTATCGTGGTCTCTTTGCCGGATGCCGATTCCTGCTTCAGTGTTTTCCACAGCGGCGCCCGGGTGATCGGCCAGCCACGCCCCGGCAACACCGGAAAGAACGGGATCGTCATCAGAAGGCCGGTCGCATGGATGGATTGCGGCTTTGCTGGGCACCGACAATCCGCGCGATGATCGGACCATTGGCGCGGAACAGGGCCGCAATGCCGGACGCATCGATCGCGCTGATATGCTAGTTGTGCGTGTCGCCACCACCGCTGCCGCCACCACCGCCGATCGCGTTACGCATGCCGTCCGCGAAGGTCTGCGGCACCACGGTTTCACCCTTGTGCAGTTGATACATCGCGTCACCGGGCAGGTTCCAGGCACCGACCGCCAACGCGACAGGGGCGGCAAACGCCATCACGGCCGCATCCGCGCCGGCTGCCGCTTCAGGCGCCATCTCGGGTCCGATATAGGGGATGGCCGAGATCGCCGCGTAGGTGTTCGCCGCCGCCACAGCCGCCGCGGCCTTAATCTGGAACAGCGCGGCGGTACTGGCCGTCGTGGCCGACGCCGATGCAGCCGTTGTATCGGCGCCGGTTCTCAGGGCGTCTCCGGCGGCGCTTCCGGCCGTCTTAGCGGTCTCTAAGCCCAGCCACTTCGTCAGCAGCATCGCCAGCGTCGGTGCCATCGACGCGCCGTCCGCACCGGCCCGCAGGGCGGCCTGGGCGTCCGTGGCGGCGGTCTGGGCAATCTCCCCCTCAGCCCACGCCAGCGCCTTGCGGCCGGCCCAGCCAATCGCGCTCTGCACCATGTGCTGACCCAGGCCCTGAAGCACCTGCACCATGGCCTTTTGGCCGGATAATACCGAGGTCGCCTCGCTGGCGAAGCTATCGGCGATCTCCCGGTTCGTCGTGGCCCAGGCGCGATGGGTTTCCTCGGCCGCCCGGTCGTTGGCCCGCATGATGGCGGTGGCGGACTGCTGGGCGAGTTCCTGCTGGCGCCTGGCGACCTGTTCGGCCATTGCCCGGATGCCTGCGGATTTCTGCGCCTCGATCGCCAGGATCTGCGCGGCGGCCGAGCGGTAGTCCTGGATCAGTTGAAGCTGCTGCGTCCGCGCCTGGGCGATCGTGATCTCGCCGTCCTGGCGGGATGCCTCGACGTGCTGCATCTCCGCCCGCATCTCTTCTTCAAGCGTGCGGCGTTTTTCTTCAAGCTGCTGCACCGCGAGCGATGCGGCCTGCTGTTTGGCTTCTGCCCGAAGCTGGCCCTGCTTGTTCAGTTCCGTTTGGAGTTGGGTGGTTTCCGCACCGTAGTGTTCCTTCACCATCTCCACGATCTGGTCCTGGATCGCCATCTGCGCCGTCAGGTTGCCGCGCGCGGCTTCCATATCGCCGCGCAGCTTGCTCAGGCGCAGTTGGATGGTCTCGTCGCCGGCCTGCTTCTCCAGCGCCGTGCGGCGGTTCAGTTCGGTCTGGTACTCGATCGTGCCCTGTTTGCCGTATTCGCGCAGCACCGCCAGTTTTTCGTCTGAGATAGCCAGCAGGTCGGCCTTCGATCCGCGCGACGCGGCTTCCTCGTTGCCGATCTGCGCCATCCGCATGCGCAACTGCTGATCGCTCGCGGCCTGCTGGGCGGATAGCACCTGGTTAGCCGACGCCCGCACGGCAGCGGCGTTGGCGCCCTCGTATTTCGCGGTTTCGAGGAACATCTTCTGCTTGATAACCAGCAGTTGGGCGGCATTGTCCTTCGCCACGATCAGTTCGGCCTGATAGCCAGCCATCGTGGCTTCGTGTTCATCCATCTGGATCTGCGTGTGGGCGGTGGCCAGCTTGTGTTGAAGCTGGGCTATCGCCTCCAGGCTGGCCGCCGTCACAGGCAATTCGGATGCCTGGAGGCGGTCCAATTCATCCTGCATTGCGGCTTTATCGCGCAGTGCCGCGGTATTCTTCTCAATAATGGCGGTCTGATCGACCTCGTCTTGCGACTGCGCCTTGCCGCCTGCCTCTCCGGCTTTTTTCTGCTGCTCTTGCTTGCCGGGCGCATCCGGGATCATGCCAGCGGGTGCGTCCGGACCCAGGGCCATGACCATTTGCATGGCCTCTTTGGCTTCCTGGCCCATTTTTGCGGCAGCCCTGCCGGCTTCTCCAAACCGCTCGTTCAGGGCGTCCAATATGGTGGACATCGCCTTACCGGTTTGGTTCGCGTCAATCATCGCCTGGATTAACGTAACCGTGCTGCCCTCGACGAAATGGTTCGCCTTGGCCCAGCTTAGCGCGGCCTGTGCGCCGCCATTAAACGCCTTGGAGATTTCATTGGCGGCTTCAACCTGGTCGCCGCCCTTCAACTGCGCGAGGGCGTGTCCCGCATCCGCGATCCGCTCGCTGTATTGCGCCGCGGCTCCGCCCATTCCGGCGTAAAGTTGCGTGGTATCGGCGGCCTCCGCCTTGGTGATACCCCACCGCTCCATCATCGACTGAATAGACTTGCGGATCTGACCTTCGCTTTGTTCCGACCAGGTTCCCACCGTGATCTGCGCGGCCTGTGCGCCCCGCACGGCTTCTTCGACGTGCTGCCAGCCCGCAACCAGTTCATAGACCGTGTAGACCGCCACGGCGACGGCCGCAGCCCAACCCATCGTCGCCAGCGTGATGCCGCCCATGCGTTCGCCCAGCACCATCAGGCTGCCTGGAATGCGGGAGAAATTACCCTGCACCGCCTCATGCGCCATGACGATCAGTTCACGCGTAACGCCTGCTGTGCCATGCGCGAAGTGGCCGGCGCCTTCGTTGCCTTCCTCGAAAAACGACCGAAGCTGCTTAACCTCGTTGCTGCTATCGCCCAGCGCCCTGCGGAACACGTCGGCGCTGTCGCCGGCACTGCCCATCGACCGGGATACCCCGGTCGTCTGGTTGATCAGATCCTGCATGGACCGGCTGGCGGCCGTCGCGGCGGTGCCGGTGCCGGTCAACGCCTGCGTGGATGCTGCGCTGGCTGTGCGCATCGCGTCCATGGCCGGCGTGGCCTTGTCCAGACCGGTTTGCGCCGATGCCATGGAAGTGGTGAAGCCGTCGATCGACGACTTCAATCCCTGCATCGCGGACGCTGCCGCCTTGCAGCTTTGCTCGAATTCAGTGGCGACGCCGCTGATCGAGACGTTGACTTCGGTATCGGAAGACGTGCCGCTCATAACGAACCGATCACGGCCGTGCCGCCGCCGGACACGCCGAACATGGCCAGCAGGGCTTCCATGGCTTCGTCGTTATCGGCGAATTTGACCTGCGGCTTGATGCCCAGATAGGCCGCGACCATCAGGGGAACGGGCGGATGATCAGACCAACGGCGATGCATCGCGAAATACTCCCTCAGCCCCATGTAATGGGACACCTCACGCCAGGACCCACAGCCGTTGGCGACCAATTCCGAGATCAGATCGTTGATGCGATCGGTGGTCAGCCGATCGCTACGGGTTCCCCCGGCGCTGGATCTCCGGCAGCGACCAACCCGGACACCGTCAGCAGCTTCGTGATGGACCGCAACAGGCCGTCGATTTCCGTGGCGAAGAGTTTCTGGCCGAGGAGTAGCGCCTGCGCCTGAATGTCTTCAGCCGTCCGGTGGTCAACGTCCGATATCATGATTGCGCAAATGCTCAGCGCCGCATCGGTGATTTCAATCCGGTTATGCCCGCCGGAACTGATCAGGACGAACGGCAGAATCAGTTTCAGTTGATCGAACATCATGGGGGACAGCGTAGTCGTCGTGCCGCCGATCGTGATCTTCGCCGTGGTTTCCTCGTCCATCGGCTTACTCCGCGAACGAGAGGTAGCCGATATTGCCGCTATCGTCGGCAACGGCGGTGAAGTCCATTTCAGGAACTGTCCAGTCATCCTTGGTAGCGAACGACAGTTTCGCCGATCCGCACTTGTTCAGCACCAGAGTGCGTGATTTCCCCCGAAATTTAGTGGTGAACGCGGCCTTCCAGGTCGGCACCGAGCCTTGATCCTGGTTGATCAGGGCCATCGTGTAGCCACCGGTGCCGGTGTATTCATAGCAGAACTTGACCGGCGCACCGGCATCAGCCGCGGCGAAGGTATAAACGCCGCCCGCGCCCTGCGAATATTGCGCCGCGGCTGGTCCCGGGGCTGGGGGCACCTGGGAAATAAGGCCGTTTCCATTCTGGTAAACGACGCCCAGATCCTGCGCGAACGTCGCCCCGTTCGCGACCGTGATCGTGTAGGGCGCGGCAGCAGGAACAGTCCCAAGCTCATCCAGGGAAATCAAGGTCTGACCGGTGGTCACGGCCTGCCCGAAATACAGGCTGTTCCAGGTCGCCGCGTTAATCTTGGCGAAGCTGGCCTTCCCCGTGATCTTGAACTTGCCGCGCGCCAAATCGAGCGAGAACGACTGCGATCCCCCCAATTCCTTCAGGTCACCGGAAAATTCAATTTGGACCTTCTCCAGTGCGCCAAGCTGGACGGGCGTCGCCGTTCCAGCGGGCAACCCCTGTGGGATGCCGAACATGCGGCCAACGCCGAAACCAACCTGCATTACAAGCTCCTGAGAAGTGCGTCGCGCAACGCCGGCAGCGCCGCGCAGAGATGATTGAAGGCTGCCGTGGCCTGCGCGACGGGGCTGTTGTGAATGTGGACCGTCATCCATTCGGACAACACGTCGTTGACGATGCCGGTCTTATCGGCCTGCGCGGCGGGTGACGCCGTCACCGGCAGCACTGTTGCTGGCGCGGGGCGGATGGTTTCGTCCGCGGTGGGGGCGATGTCTTGCGTAACGGTATCCATGGCGGTGTGCGGTTCCTACGGCAGCAGCATCATGATCGGGATCACGGCGGCGGCCCGCTCTCCTTTTGGGCCTTCCCAGATCTCGATCGTTCCTTCGATCCATGCATGCTCGACCAAACCGCCAAGGGTTTGCAGATTGTCCTCCGTCCCCAATGTGGCATCCAGGAGATCGAGCAAATTGTTCAATCTGGTACTGGCCGGGGTGGCGGGATTGGGGTTGGACACATACAAAAAGACCATGGCGCCCAGCGAACGCCGCGCCGGAAAATTGACCTTCTGTTTGATTGGCTGGCGGGTCACGCTCATGAACAGCGCCGGCATTTCCGGAGCAGTTACTTCAGTCAGCAGGCGCATCTTGCGACTACAGGTCTTGAAGCCGGCGTCGCCCTTCATCGTCTCCAGCAGCGCAAATAGCGCGGCGTAGCGTTCCTCGCGCATCAGGCAGCTCCCATCACGGCCGCCAGCAGTGCCGCGCGGATCTCGTCACTCCGTTCGGCGAGTGTCGAGCGCAGAAAAGACCGTTCCGGCATGGTCACGCTCTTGGCAAAGATCATCTGACCGCCGATCCAGAACCGGAGGGCTGGGGCGGCAACTGGCACGATCACGCCGCCGTATTCATGAATCCGAGCATAAGGAACGTTGGTGTAGACCATACCAACGATCCGGTCGCCGGAACTGGAAACGTCGGAAAAGATGTGGTCGTGCAGCCGTCCCGACCGAATATTCAGGACGCCGCCTGAGAGTTTATCACCCATGACAACACCCTGCATCGCCACAGTTTGGAGTCCAACGGCCGCTTCCAGCCGCGCATGGGCACCGCCGCCGAGGGTTTCAAAGTAAGCCGTAACCTCATCGACACCGGTAACCTGGACGGCGTCGCTCATACCGGCACGACGCGGCGATACCGGGCCAGCACCCGCTCCACTTCAACGGGAATGGCCTCGTGCAAATACATCGTGTTCTGCTGGGCCATCGACTGGCTGGCCAGACCCAAATGCGCCCGGGCGCGGAATTCGATCGCCACCATCCGGGTCGCGGCCATCGCCAGATCGCGGGGGATCGTCTCGAAACCGCCCTGATAGACGATCCCGACATTCGCCGCCCCGGGGGAGAACCGCCACCCGGTCAACAGCACCCGTTTGCCGTCGTGGTACCAGCCCGGCGAGGTCGAATTGCCTGCTGGAATCACCCGGCCGTCGATCGTGACCGATGCCACACTGACGATCGGGCTGTTGCGGACGAACATGCGGGTAGCGCCGCGTCCGTCATAGGTCTCATCGTGTTGTTCCAGGGCGAACCGGCGGCCGGTTTCCCGTTCGAAGTCCGCGCTGACGCCGCTGATGACCTCCCCGATCAGAAGACCATCGGTATCGACGATCAGGTCGCCCTGGCCGGGTTCTTGTTCCAGCCAGGCCGCAACGGCCGCGAGGGTGGTAAGATCGGCCACAGCCTACTTCTTAACACGGCCCTGGAGGTCTTTGATCTGGCCTTCCAGCGCGGCGAGCCGAGGCGCCAGTCCGGCCAGCGTGTTTTCCAGCGTGGCGACCTTCTGCGCGAGGGTGTCGCCAACGGCCGGTGCCGGCGGCGCTTCGGTGCCCGGCTTGTGCCGCGTGGCACCCAGCGACAGGGCCTGATCGACATGCGCGTGATCGACCGTGAAGGCGCCGTCTTTGTCGGCTTTATAGTCCTTGTCGCCGACGTGGAGCACGGACTGGCCGTTCGCGTAGAGCTTCATAAGAGGGTCCTCAGACGTTCAAAAATGAATGGGAAACGGGCCGGCGCCTGTTCGCGCCGGCCGTGCCGCGATCAGCCGTTGCCGATGTTGGAGATCGCGCCGAAGGCGAACGGCGCGTAGTTCTGAAGCACGCCGTCGAAGTACACGCCGGACTCGAATTTACGGCTTTTCAGCGCCCAGTCGGTCGCGTTGTAATCCTGCCGCAGCAGCTTCACGAGTAATTCGTCCTGACCGGGGATCGGATACGGCAACCGGTCGGTATCAAACATCAGCGTGCCGGGCGGCACATCGGGATGCAGTTCGATCGGCAGCGATTGCGCCGCACCCATCGCGAACTTATTCAGATACGTCCGTACCAGATCACCACCGGTCAGGTTGCCCTGGTCGCTGTTGATGGTGAACCGCTGTGAACCCGTTGCGGACCCCATCAGCACTTTTTTGGTAATGTTCCGGCGTTCCTGCGAGTTGCACCAAATGCGTGTGGGCGACATCCGGCGGGTATCCCAGAACCATTGCAGCGCGGCGTCGATTTCGACCACGCCACCCTCTCCATCAGCCGTCAGCGGCGTCCCCATGCCAGCCGCGCCGGTCGGCATCGTTGCCCAATACCCGGAACCGGTTTTGGCCACCTGGGTCAGAATGCCGTCATAGACCAGGCCATTCGTGCTGTTGTCGTTGGCGCCCAGGCTGGCGGCGGTTTGCGTGCCGCCCGCGGCAGACGTGATGACCAGACTGTTGATCGTCGTGATCGCGCCCAATACCTCAGCGCCGACTGGTCCCCAGAACCACGCGTAACCGGCGGCACCGGCCGTCGGGGCGGTGAGCACGTTGAGCGCATGTGTCGCATTGCCGTCACTAGCCGTCGCCACCGTGCGATTAGCCGATGGCTTGCCGGTGCCCCCGCCGTAAGTGTCAACCGACTGGTCTGCGTTGGTCCGGGTGACCAGGCCGCGGACGCCGCTCACGACGTTACCCGTCATGAAGCCGGCGAGAGTCAGAGGCGCGACAATCACCGAATAGGTGGTGTTCGCCGCCAAAGCGCCGCCGGTGCCGACATCAGCCGCGGACGGCTGATTGCCCTGTCCGAGCGGCATGGATGTGTTGCCGCCAATATCGGTTAACTCTTCAGCGATCATCAACGCCCAGAGCAGGTTAGTGTTTGACCGCGACCGCAGATCGAGGAACCCCTTGGCCGATAATTGGGCGCCGAACGTCACAAAGTCTTCAAGTCCCATCTGGCGGAAGGCCGCCCAGTAATCCGCACTGGATGTGCTGGTGGCGCCGCCACGATTGCCGTCCGCCACGCCCGCCTCGATGCCCATCGAGTTAATCGCGGTGAATGCCTTCCAATTGGCCTGGGTGCCGCCCTCTTCGTGTATGCGGCGCGGAATGCGGTTACGAAACGGCGTGATGACCGGGAACAGGTTGGCCGCAACCTTCTCCAGGGAGAAGTTCTGCAGCCCACCGAAACCGGCGGCCGGCTGGGTAAACCCCGCGGCCTTGATCATCTCTTCCAGCCCGCCACCACTGATGGCGGCATGCACGAGAGCGATCGTATCGGCGGTAACCTGCTGTGCGAGAGTCATCTAAATCGTCCTGTTTCTGAGAAGGGCCTGGGGAACGCCGAGCGCCAGCGACATCTCGACGCGCGCCCGGTCGATACCGGCCGGCATGGCGTCCACCGCCGCACGGGCCTGATCTGTTTTCGGTGGCTCGACGCCGTCGCTTTCCTTGGAGACCGCGCGAACCGAGGCGCCGCCGGCACGCGGCAGGGCTTCCAGTTGGGTGACGCGGGCCTGAAGTGTGGCGCGCGTGGTTTCAAAGCTGGCGCGGTCGCCGGCGAATTTCGCCATGTCCTCGGTGCGGGCGGCGCGAAGCTGCGCCAGCTCACTGGCCATCGAGACGACACGGCCAATGCCGGCCGCTTTGGCCATGACATCGACGCCATCGGCCAGGACCACCATGGTGTCGTCAACCGCACCCTCGGCGGCATCCTGTGCCACCGCCAGCACCGGCAATGCCGCCACGCCCGCCATGACCCGTTGCAGCAATTCGTTGCTTTCCTCGCCGGCCATGGCGGTCAGGATCGGAATGCCGGCCCGCAGCCATGCCGCGATCTGCGCGGGCACGGTTGAGCCATCACCCTCGGACGCAGCCTCGGAGGTTACGTTGGACGCCAGCCAGCTTACGTCCTGAAGGATGCGGGCGAAGGCGCCGACCTCATCCATGCTTTTCTTCATCGGCACGATCGCGCCGCGCCAGCCGTCCGATAGCGTGGCGACGGCATCCAGTGCCTCGGCCCGGGCGATGATATGCGCACGCGTGGCCGGGCCGTCGCTGGCGCGGTCGATCGCGGTGATCGCCGCCGCCAGGTCATCTTTATTCACGATCGCGAAACTGCCGTCCGGCAGGGCTACGCCGTTCTTTGTCGCATCTCGCCGATCGGCGGCGGAGAACGCCCGTTTCTCCATCACCTCTTCCGGCGCCCGCTCGGCATCGTTGCCGAACATACGGACGATGGTCGTGGTGGGCAGCGAGAGGACCAGGCCGGCCAGGTGGCCGGGGGAAGCGCATTTCGCCATCGCCTCGACGATCGCTTCCAGGTCGGCGATCGGGGCGAAGGGAACCGCTTCCTCCATCCCGCTCGCCTTGTTCATCGTCATGAAGGTGGCGTTCGGATTGTCCGGCGCATCGACCAGGCTGAGTTCGTCCGGCCGAGCCTCGAAACGGATCTGACTGCCGGCGACAAATTTACGCATTTTGCCGCCGGGGCTGATGCCGGTGTAGAGGCCGGAAGCACAGTTTTCGAGCTCGGCATCATCCGAGATGTAAATGCCGAACAGCATGGTTTTGGCTGCGTCGTCACAATCGAACGACTTGACCATGCCGGCCGCCTTGCGGGAGTGCATCGCCCGGACATTGCCGAGGTTCGCGCCACCGGAGGCTTTCGCCATCCGCTCCGACCATGTGGTGAAGAACGGCTTGGACGCGTCATAGTCCATGACATGGCCGGATAGGCCGGGCGTCTCGTCGAGACGTGCCCAGACCATGCGGTTCGCGGTATCGACACGGGTGATCGGCATGAACGCCATGAAGCCTCCGGGATAGGAGGCCAGATTAGGCGGCGGATCAGATGGGAATCAGATTGACGTTCGGCCCCCGTAAAGGGGCGGCCTGAGGCCGGGCTGGACGTTTTCGGGTCCGATGGATGGTCCGGGCGGGCGGGCGCCGCCCTGGATACTCTTACGGCGTCTTAGGATCGTCTTAAAACTTCTGAGGGATCACGCCACTGCGAGATACGCGGCCCGATCATCCACCAGTCAACTCACGACCTTCCAAACAGCAGCGAGGCACCCGGCCAATTGTGACCGATAGAGCTTCGTGTAATTCCTCTCTTCCCCGGTCATCATTTCACCGTTGATCCGCAACACCTTCTCCACATGGTCGATCTCTCGCTGTAACACGACAGTGAGGCACCCGGCGTCCTAGACGCTGATGCAGATATTGACTTTCCGGTGTGCCATCAGGCCGCGAGCCGCATGCAGTTGGTCTGGCGGCCCGGTGGCGGCAGGAATCCGACGCGGGCGTCTCCCGTGTGCGCATGGTCCCAGATGAACCAGGCGTAGGGGATGGCGCCGCCGAGGCCCCAATCCTCGATCGGCGCGTCGAACGCGGGCGCGGACTCGCCGGGAGGGCAGTTCACCCGGGCACTGAACACCAGCACGCGGGAGAATGGCGTGGTCGGAAACCAGGCGCCGCGCTTCCGTCCTTCCAGCAGAGCCAGCCGGGCGAAGATCGCCACCTTGCGCTTGGCCAAGGTCAACGCCCGGGCGGTGAAGCCACCGATGATCCGATAGGGCGGATTGGAGACGATATTGTCCGTTGCGGGCGAATGACGCAGGAAATCGGTCCCGCCGCCGCCAAACCCACGTTCGACCAGGTCCGTGCCTAACGATGCCAGTCCGTATTCCTTCGCGACGCGCGGAATCGTTCCGCGGCCGCAGGCCGGGTCCCACACCACACCTGAGAACGGTTCGGCGTCGAACAGTGCGCGGACGGCCCAGGGAGGCTCCACATACCAGTCGTTCGCATTGCGGGCGAAGCCACTGCCACGGGGATTGCCTTTGGCCTTCCCCATATCAACCCCTGGCGCAGGGTCCAGCAGCGGGACTGGACTCGGCACCGGCTCGCCTGGATGAGCGGGCCTCATAACGGTGCCATGGCCGGCGCCCGCGGTCATCTCGGTGCATCCCATGGCCGCTGGAATATCTTCTCGATCAGATCGGCGATATCGGCGTTGCTTTCAACGCGGTCTTCGAGTGTGAAATTTTCGATCATCACGTCAGCCCTTTCGGCACAGTCACCAGCGCCGGCTTCGGGGCGGATGCCGCAGCGATCGTTTGCGCCAAATCATGTCCAACCCTCGCTCGGCGATACAGGCCGGGCCACCGGGTGCGGAAACCGCAGGCGTCGTAATAGGCCAGCCGAGCAACCAGCAGTGTGTCCAGCAGGCGCGTCTTGTCAGGCTCTATTCGCAGGGTGCCCAGCGTTTGCATCCCAACGATGCCGTCCGCCTGCAAGCCAATCGCCTTTTGCAGCGCCTTGGTGGCGCCGCCTGAGCCGAATTGGAAATCCGTCCAGAACACATCGATTCCGTTCGGCATCTGGTCCGCCTGAATGCCGTTCCAGTATTGCGCCCGTGAAAGCGGCATCAACGTGTCTTTCGTCTGCGCCTTGAACCCGGCCAGCGACACGTCGGTGATGCCATGCAGCGGCGCGACGCGCACCCACATTGCCTCTGTCCAGCCGTAAACCGTGGCGCCACCGGGATCGCCTTCGGTGATGTGGAACTTCTGGCCGTCATTGTCCGGCTGTTCGCAGAAATCATACCAGGACTGGAAATTAGCGGCGGTCATCGTTGTGTCCTCGGTTTCAGGGTTGGTTCGGAATGGCATTCAAGACGCGAATTCCGAATCAGGATCGCGCGTCGGCCGCGCCACGGCAGGCAGGTGGTACCGGTACCGCCAGGCCAGTCGGTTGATGTGCGCAAGCTGCTGCCCCGTCAGCACATCGGGATCGACGTGACAGGTGCTGGCGATGAACCGGCAGTGTTCCGGCCGCATGGCACATTTCATGTGCCGCAATGCCGACATCCGCATTTTCATAAACAGCGCCGTGGACCGGTCCAGTCCGAAGACGCTGCTGATCAGGGTGCGTTGGTATGTCTCTGGCGGCGCGTCCCACAGATCCGGCGCGGTGACGGTCACGGCTTAATTTCCAGCAGTATCTCACAATTCTCGATCGGAAAGCCGGCGATTACGCATAGGGGACCAATCAAATGCATGATTTTATAAAGCTGATCCCTGTAATAACCATCCGCATCAAGACGCGGCGTATCGGGATACGCATTGGCATCTTGCGGATAAGCCGTTCGTAATTCCTCCGCCTCTTGCTTCCAAAGCAAAAGAGCATCAGGCGAGAGTTTCACTCGAACATAATCGTGGATGTTGAATGTGATTATTCTAACTGGATCGGCCATCACAAGCCCTCACCGCCGGTAAAGTCCTCATAGCCTGGGCCTTCGAAGCGGCCGTGCGTGTGGTGCCCCACCGCTTTCGCCATCGGGTCCCCAGCGTCCACCACGGCGATCGACGCCGGCTTCTGCTTCGTATCGACAACGGGCACGATCGTGCATTCGCAACGCGGGTGGAACGGCGCGCCGTCGCCGGCCACGAACTCATCGTCCACCGGGATCGCGCCCTCGGCCACGCAGGCGAGGCAGACCGCGCAATGCGCCTCATTTGGCCCCAGGATGGCGCGCTTGTTGATCTTGATGCCCAGCCGCGCCTGCATCGCGCGCCAGCCGATCAGGTTGCCCTGCACGCTGGATTTCTTCAGTTCATATTTCGCGATGACTTCCGCCCGCTCAGCCGAGAACGCCGCCGAATTCTCGATCGCCGTTTGCACCTGTGCGGTGGTCAGGCCGTCCCGCTGCGCGGCGACGATCGTGGCCCGGATCATATTCCGGGTGGAAGCCTCCACGCCGCTGACCAGTCTGGCGGCCTGATCCTCGGCGTAGGCGATGGCACGCGGATTCGCGAGTTTGGTGGCATCGATCATCGGCGTTGCCGATTTCTCCACGATGCCGGCCACCATCGGCTGCACCTGGTCAATCCCGGTGGTGACGTTCGCGACGGCGGCTTCGCGCAGCACGGCGGCGGTCGCGGCCTGGATGGTTGCCCAGTCGGCCGAATTGACAGCCGTGGCGATGGCATCGCCGAGTGCGTCGGATACCGCCGCGGCGGCCCCCGGCGGCGTGACGGGCTTGCCTGGATGCACGGTGTCGCTGGATGGCATCGCAGCCGCCATGTCCTCCGCCGCCTGTGCGGGGTCATCGCCGGCCGCCTTCGCCATGATGGTGAACTTCGGCAGTGAGCGGACCAACAGCCAGCTGATGACCGGTGCTTCCATCGCCAGCCAGTCCTGCCACGCCGCCTTCAGGCGTGCTTCCGGCGCCGCGCGCTTGGCCATATCTTCGGTGGCGGCTTTATCCGCGGCATCCTTCGGCGCCTTGCCGCCCGCTTCCTTATCCAGCGCCGGGCCACCGTTGTGACCGATGCCGGCTTGCGCGGTCTGGCCGGGTGGCGCCGTTTCCTGAAGCCCCGACTCAGTCGCCATCTCATCGCCCTGAAGGAACGGCGCCAGCGGCACCACACCGGTGCTGGTGATGACGAACAGCCGATCGCCGCCCGGCACGGCGGCTTCGCCGATATCCTCCCTCGCCTTGTTGATCGAGATCACACCCTTTTCGAGATAGACCGCATTCGTCTGAGCGACGACCAGCGGATCGGGCTGATGCTTGCCCTGCCACACGAATTCCAGGTCGGGAGACTTCAGCGGCCCGCGCAGGCAGCGATCGACCACTGACTTGATCCACTGTTTGGTGGGCACCCTCCCTTCATCATCGGCTTGCTCGCCGGCAATTTCGGTCGTTGCCCGGTTCTGCTGCTTCACGGCCCACTGATTGGGCACGTCCAGCGCGTAACAAACCACCCGCGCCAACCACTCGTCGAATTCGTCCTTCAGCACGCCTTCCTTGGTCTGGATAAACGCCTTGGCGATGCCGGCCGGCACGAAGCGGAGCTTGCGGCGCTGACTGAGATTGTCCGTCAGCATGCCGTCGAAATAGTCCTGAAATTCGGTGATCTGGTCGATCGTCCAGTTTTCCGGCACGCCGCACAGCGCATCGGGGACGGTGCCCTCGGTGTAGTAAGTCAGCTTGTGCATCGCCCGGCGCAGGCCGGTGTTGATGGTCAACACGATCTGTTCGACCGGTCCCATCGCATACAGCCGATGGGTCATCACGTTGCGGGGAAAATACAGCAGTTCCTCGGCGTTATAATTGTCCGCCGGAACGCCATGCAGAAACTGTTGAAAGGCCGGATCAGGCGCCATCGGCCTGCGTCCCCAGTCGTCAATCAGCGGCTTGATCGTTGCCCCGTCGATCGGGTCCAGCGAGTAAAGATCGCCGCCGTTGGTCCAGCGCGGGTAGATCGTCGCCGCATCGATCTCCAGCATGTCGTTGATCAGCATCCGCGACCACTGATCCCAGTCGTGTTCCTTGTCGGGAAACTCGAAGAATTCAGTGCACAGCTTGATGCGTGCCACTTCGGCCTTCGGCTTGCCTTCACGGGTCTGGATCGCCCATTTCTCACCGACCAACTGGTTCTTCCGGGTCTCCATGCAGATCCGCAAAATGTCGTAGTTCTTGGCAAGATTACGCAGGGCCGGGAACCCGATCTCCTCCTCCGCCCGCGGCGTCGCCTGGGCATTGATGCTGGTCTTGTAATCGAACCGCCGGCCTGCGGCCTCTGGCGGTGCCATCGGCGCCATAGGTGCGGAGGGACTGAACCACTGCGGTGGCTGGCCGGTGCGCACCATCGTCCAGGCGGCTTCGGCGCGCGACAGCAACCCGAATTTCGCCGGTTTGTCGCTCATGCCTGTATGTCCTTGTTGTCGCGGCGTTGTTTCGCCGCCTCGGCTTCGCGCCGATAGAATTGCAACAGCCCATCGTTCGGTCGGGTGATGAACGGGTCGGCACCGGCAATGCCCAGCATCGCGGCCCAGGCCCGATCGGCATGGCCTTCGGCGTCGCTGTCGGCGACCAGGCGCGGGATGCCGGTCTCTGAATTGACCTTCTTGATCTTGTGCAGGTCAGATCGCAGCACCGGATCACCGGCCGGAATGCGTACCCGGCGATCCTCAAAACCCTGCCGGCCGACCAGCGCCACGTTCATCCGGTTGCCCGGCGTCATCAGCATGCCGATGACACGTCCGGCGCCGTGCGCCGACTTCATGTCCTCAACCTGCTTTTCGCCCATGCCAGTCTGATCCATGACCATGCGCGTGACGTTGTATTGATTGAACAGCCGCGCGATTTCGGCATCGTGGTGGGCGAACGGCGCGTTCCTCAGCGTGACGATCTCACGCGTCCACAGCACGTCCCCGACAATCTCATAGACCCACGCGACCCACAGATCGTTGCGGCGCGCGATATCGTTCCCGATCACGCAAGGGCCGCCTGTGTATTTCGAAGGGATGCCGGCATCGGTGTCCTCGCAGGCCGCGATCATCTCGAACGTCAGCCAGGCGCTGGCTTCGTCCAGGAATTCCAGTTTGTATTCCTGCTTCCATAGATCCTCGTCGTTCAACCCGGCGCGCAGCTCCTCGATATCGCGCGGCAGGCCATCGGCGACGGCCTGATAGATATCGACGCGATGGCGGCTCCACGTTGTGTCTTTGCCGGTCATCAGTTCGTAGAACTTGTTGCCCCGGCCGTTCGGCGTGGACGTGATCCGCAGCTTTAATCCCGGCTTCGAAATCACCGGAAACAGCGCACCCCAGATCGCCCGGCTTTTGGCGTGGAACGCGAATTCATCCAGGAACACGTTGGCGGAATAACCGCGCGCGGTGTCAGGATTGGCCGGCAGCGCGGTGATGCGGGAGCCGCCCGGAAACGTCACATCTAACTGGCGATAGGTGGCTTTCTTGCCGTCCAGAAAGCTTTTCTCAACCGTGTATTCGCTCTCGATCAGATCGGCGGCGAGGCCGTAGGCTTTCATATGGGGCTTGATGCCCTCGTTCATCGCCTCGGCTGCCTGGCGTTCGCCGCGCGACAGAATAACCCAGCGTTGTTTGCTGTTGAGGACTTCGGCTTCGAAGCAGTTATCAGTGATTTCCAGTGTCGTGGTAAACGTCTTGCCGGTCTGCCGGGCAAACATGCCGATCTTGAAACGGGCCTGATCGGACAGCCATTTGGCCTGATACGGGTAGAGCAGACCGGCCACGATCAGCTCTCGCCGCGATAGACTGCGCGGATGCGCTCCAGGATCTCCGCCGGGGTCAGTCGCTTCGTCTCCACGTCCTCTTCGATTTGAGAGACCTTCTTCTCCATCTCGACCTGCATGTCCTTGCGGATCGCCATCTTGGTGACCGCGTCAGCGCGCTGCGCGCTGGCAAGAGCCTGCAAAGACCGGCTTAAGAAGCCGATTTCCTTGGCGCTCATGGTCGCGTCGTCGCCAACCGACGAGGCTGCCACCAGGCGCGTCAGCAGCCCGTGCATCAGTTCGACGTTCAGTTGCAGCGACCGATCCGCCGCGCCGGGATCGTCCGGACGCCGGGCCAGCACTTCGGCGGTGCGGCGCTGCTGGTTGATCAGTTCAGCCAGTGAGTCCAGGTTCTGCACATGCCGGCCGAGACCAGACCGCGACGGCATGCCGTCCGCGTCCAGGCCGATCTTGCCCAGGTGCTGCATGATCTCATCAAGCGTGTGACCGTCGTCGCGCAGAGCCGCAATCTTCTCCCGGATCTCCGGCGGCAGGCGATCGACCTTGGACGGGCGGTGCATGGTCAGGTGCGGTCGTGAGCGACGCCGGTCACGTGTATCCGCCCGGTCGCCGCGTCGCCACCGCGTTCGGTCAGTGTCACGACGCGCATATCGTCGTTCCACTCCTCCGTCAGGCACCGCTGCCTGACCAGGTAGTCCAGATCATCGCGAAACTCGCTGCGCGGATCACGGTGAAAACCCGCGTTTTCCAGCGCCACGCACAGCACCGTTTCGTTCGCCGAACCGCCGACTTTGTCGATCAGGCGCAGCATGGTCTGGCGCCGTGTGGCTTTCCAGGCTTCGGCGAGCGTCATCAGGTGTTGTCCTTCATCCGCTCATCGATCAGCACGTTCAACGGCCGTTCGATGCGGGCCAGCAGGTTGTTGATGCCATCGATCCCGACGCTGATCTTACCGACATCGGTGGCGAGGTTGGCGACCCTCTCGGTGAGGTTCGCCAGATCCCGCTGCGTCGGCATGTGGCGCAGTTCGGTTTCGATCACGGCAAGGCGCCGATCGGCCGCATCCGCCTGCTCGCCGAACGGCTCCAACGCCTTGGATAGATCGGGGCGGG